CCGTTGAAGACGTCTGTGTAACCGCTTTGAGGGCTGACATAGATACCTCTTGAAGGACCTGCCAAAGCGCCTGTAATCTCACGGTATCCGCCTATCTTTCTGGGGCGCCCACGCTGAAACCTTACCCACTGCCCATCATGGTAAAACAGTGAGTCAAAAAGCGTCCCATCCCGCTGAATTCCAGGCTTGGTTGCTATTTGATAGATTTGCTTGGTCATTAGAACGTACCACCAGATATGCCGCCAGTGAAGTTTCCAGAACCCAATACATTGAGTCCAGAGCTTGTGAAATCGGCCACATCAGTACCCAAAACAGTGATGCTGAAGTCTCCAGTACCCTTGCGATAGATACCTGTTGAGGTCTCTGAGGCAAAGTACAAAGAAGGAGAACCAGCGTTACCGTTCACCAAAGCAAAAGAAATCGAGCCAGCTTGGGTGGTATTCGCGTTGTAGAAGTTTTTTCCATCGCAGATGAGGGTGGCTTGGCCAGAGGCTGGAACAGTGGCTGTAGCGCCCCCAGAAACGCCTGTGGTGACCGTGAATGAATACCCGCTTGCGTTGGTCTGATTGCTGATCACATACAGATTTGCAACAGGCGGGAAAGTCACCGTCACGTTAGAGGTCAGTGTGCCTGAGTACTCTTGAATGGTGTTCGAGGCTTGGCTGGCCGTTAGGGTATAAGAACCACCCGTCACAGTCAAAGTCAGGACCGAGTACACAAAAGTTGAGCTGGTACCGTATCCAACAGTTATGAAGCCTGTTCCAGTGCAGATGATGAAGGCAGAATTCCCTGGCTGGAATGTCTTACTCGTCGCGCCGTCAATCGTGTCGCTACCTGAGCAGTTCACGGTCAAAGTGCCAGTGCCGTTGTTTTTGACCAGAACAAACCAGCTCGAGCCAAGGGTGCCAGCCGCTGTCAAAGTGGCCGTGGTAGTACCGCCGCTCCACACGAATGCTGTGGCTTGATCTGACGCCAAGAATGTATAGGCGGCACTCAAAGCGCTGATTGTGTACGCCTGATTCAGTGTGGCTGAAAGCGCCTCTAAACCGTAACCAGCAAGAGCTGATGCGGCTCCAGCGTAGTTGCCTGAACCAAAAGTTAACATCCCCCATGTTCCGTTTTGGGTGGTGTTGTTGGTCACATAGATATATTCGGCTTGACCAGCGGCCAAAGCAATGATCGTAGTTCCACCGTATCCAACAACAGTAAATTGGGTGCTACCGACGTTGCGGATTAAAGCATCTTGGCCAACAGAAACTTGGGTGGCGTCTGGCATATAAACCAAACCACCAGAGCCTGTGAAGCTGATCTCCATGACCCTTGCGGCTGGGTTGCCAGTGTTGCCGTTAACAGGCCACTGAAGGGTAAGGTTTGAGGTTAACCCAGTATAAGACGCATAGCTAACGTCCGTTGGCTGGATGGTATTACCTGAGAAGGGTGAGGTATAAGTTGTCATGCATCCACCGCAATGGCTTGACGATCAGCGATTCTCAACTTGTCCTCATTGGTGAGGGTTGACATGATCAGATCGTACTGTTGTTGGAAAATCGGTCCTCTGTCGTCATTCTTCAAGAATGGCATAGCTTGTAAGAGCGAGCCAAACAATAAAGCTTGTGGCGCGTATTGGGTGAACCAATTGGTTTGGTTGTTGCTGTCAAGAGGTTGGACTCTTTGATAGTACAAGGTCTCAAAAGCATAGTTTTGATCAGGCGTTGGTGCTACAAGCCAATGATCATAGTCATAGTCAGCATAGTAAAGAGGAGTTCCTGTGCTGGTTTGAACAGGCCAATACTCCTTCAAATACTCGTACTTTCTAAGCAAAACGGGCTGATTGCCCGTTGCTGTTGCTAAGTTAAAGGATACTGTTTTGTGCCATCTGGCTGGCTTGGGGATGATTGCACTACCAGCCACCATGGTTGATTCTTGGACCGTCAAGTTGCCCAAAAACTTAATTTGAGAGGCAATGACTTGTTCCGCCAACATGATGAAGAGCGGAATATTCTCAATTGTCGTTGTATCAGTACGCTCTAAATAGGTCTGAATGTTCAAGACAAGAGAGTCATACGTCATAACACTAGCGTCTGCCATGCCAACTCCCATCAAAAAATATTTTGTTCATTTTAGTCCCTCAGACCCTTCTAATCAAGCATTCAGTATGCGTTCGCATTTGTGCATGACGGCCTCACGCTCTTTTGCTCCAAATTCACCACCATTGATGACTTTAGTTAATGCCAAGTAGTTTTTGGCTTGGGCCAGTTGATTGCATCCATGCGTTTTCCAAAACCAGCCCCCAATTGAGGCCGCATACTTGGGTGTACGGGCCAAATCTGGGTTGTGGACCAAATCAACGCCCAAGGCTTGGCCTGCGTGCCAGAAATTGTCATGGCCAGTCAATTGACAGATTGCCGATCCCCTGAACCGCCATCCGTCCCCAGACTTCTCGTCTCGGTTGCCCATCCTATTGGAATAGATGTGGTTAGCTATCTTCTCTGGCTGGTGAGCATAGACTAAAGCCTCCTGCATGGTTGGAAAGCGCCTTGGCCACAACTTCATCAGCGTTTCAGGCTTATAGTTCAGGTTCTCGCTCAGGTCCTTGAAGTGGTTGGATTCATAGGAAAACTGGCCAATAAAACAAGCCTGCTCCTCCGCAGTATCGATTCCCCAGCGGTCAAAGGTCTCATTGAGAGGGTCCAGCCACTGTGGACCAATGTCCATTTGGTGGAGTTGTTCAGCAGTGATCATTTGACCCCCTCATTAACCGTCTGCATCACTTCGTTGTATTGACTGATGCAGGCGTTGAGTTTGACGATTGCTTTGTCTCCGTCTGAGGCGATGGCGACAATATCTTTAATAGCCTGTCGGTCAAATTCGGCTCCATCGGCTTGATTTCCATTGGGGGCATCTGCACTGGCTTGTACACCACAGGAGGAGGGGAGGCGCAACTCGCCAGCATCAATGCGAGCGTTAATACTAGCTTGCTTCGTCTTAATGTCATTTTTGGCCTGCTTCAGTTGGCTGGTGGCTCTTGCGAGCTTTTGTCCGAGTTCGACTTCTTTTGCGCGAGCTTCGCCATTAAGTCGTTCAATCTCTGCTTTATCTTCGTCAACCCGTCTTTGATAACCGTGATGATCTGAGACATAGTAACCTCCTGCGATAACCAACAACAAACCCACTGCCTTCATGATGAGGGCGTGGGGCTTTAACATAGGGAGAAACCCTACAAGATAACTCAGTACATATGAAATTGCTCCTGCGAGCGTTGCAATGATTGCAATCCAGTAAAACAGGTCGTCAAAGAACCATGACAGCCAACTAAGCATTTCGCACACTCTCTCTTGCGTGAGCCGTTCTCAAACGCTCTTCTTCGCTTTCAAGAGTCGGTGGTCCAGCGGGTGGAGGAGGGGGCGTCCATGAGGGATTTGGGGCCGTCATGATGATTGGTGCAGGCGGTGGAGGTGGAGGTGCCACATAAGCATCTTTGTTAGCCTTAGCCGCATTCATCATGTTGGTGGCTTCGTTGGTCAGGCCCTTGGTCAGAATGCCCCCAATACCGCCCACAATGAGCAAAACGATGTCATTCAACATCTTGGTATAGGCTTGGTCAATCGGTGCCATGGCCTTGATCGGTTGAGACACAAAGGTCACCGAATACAGCAGAGCCATCACAATAAACGCCAGAATCAGGGTCACAACGATGATCACAAAGGATCGGACCCTAATCTCTATCTCATCGGCATTGAGGCGTTCCTTGGGGCTGTTGAGGAATGCTAGTAGGAGTTCCTTCAATTTTTTTCTCCAAAATGGGTGCGACTAAATACTCGGGACAATCTTGATTGAATTCACATCTGGGCTTTTGACAACGCTCTTTTCCAAAGTTGTCAGGGTCTTGGCAATAATACCTATAAGTGTCATTGCAACCTGTAATGAAAAACGGCAAAAATATACATATCAATCTTGATGTGTATAGAAAACTGAATTTTTTAATCATTTGCCTTCAATCCTTGTCAAAGTTTTGTTGACTCTCAGCTCCATCTGCCTCACATCCACATACATCCAAGCAATCAGAGGAATCAACAACAACAAAACAACCAACAGAACAACGATCAGTAGGATGGCGAGTGTGTCATGCTGAGAATCATTAGCCATATCCACATTAGCATCAGCACTGTAATTACTGAAGCCACCATTCTTC